CTCGGCTGGAAGAGACAGTATTAAACTTGTATTCAAGTCCCTGATAACCTTGTTCCATATCACGTTCTACTTTTTTCATAGCGTAGTCATTAGCTTTCTGTTCAAAATCTGAATGTCTATAATCCAGTAAGTTATCTGCAATATCATAAAATTCATGTTTATATTTTTCATAACTTTTTTTAGCATATGGTACTAATACTTCATCAATCTGAGGAAGTGTAAATCCACCATACTCTTGACTCGCAGCACTTAATGTAATATCTCCGATTACATCAAATGCTGTATCTAGTGTTTTAGGCTCGTTATACCATACATTTCCCATTTCAAATCCACCACGCATTACTTCTGCGACATCAAAAAGGCAGCAGTTACCTGTTGGAATTCCTCCTTCCAAAATAAAACTATGATCATCTTCTACTTCAAGACACCAAACTTCTGCCTTTGGATTGAGACAGTCTGGAACGATATTTTTTACCTTCCATGTTCTATCTGACTGATTTGAATTGATTTGATAGTTTATTGTTGTTTTTTTTCTAACACCATAATTTGTTACTTCTCCAGTTTTGTTTTTTGTCGATGTAACATAATATCCAGCAATGTTTAATAAGTCATATATTTCATTATTTAAATCTCCGGTCACCTGAACACTTCTAAATTTTATATTTTCACAGTTTGTTAAAGCGCCATCAGCCGATAAAAATCCATCAATATAATATTTAATATTTTCACAATTTAACATCAACCATGGTATTTTTTTCTCATGAATGTTCACCATTCTGACAATCCCATCGCCATATAAACTCTGCGGGTATGTTACAGAATATCCAACATCTGAAAATCTATTTGCAAATTCATTTTTATGTCCACATAATCTTACGTGCATTGTTGGTATTTTATTGTCTTCTACAATAGACCCATCTCCCATAGAAAAGCCAAGACACCATAACAATTTTTCAGATTTTTTCAGTTCGTCCCATGAATAATTTGTTATATCTGGAGCTGCGATTAATTTATCTCCAATTTTCAGATCTGTTGTCTCACTACCGTCTTTTAAAATCCATCTATGATTTGCAGTACAAAATACATCTTTCGTTTTGCTCGAACCTCTTTTAAAAGTTACTTTATTTATATTTTGCCATCCATACGACTTAACTGTTGCATTTTTCCATCTTCCTTTATGAGTTAAAACTTTTACATTGTCACCGTCTTTAAAATCATAAAAAGATCTAACTCCAAGTTCAGTAATGAAACGTGTGTCTCTTCTAAAGCAGTTCATCGTATCTCTTCTCGCAGACATATCATGAATATAGATATACCCATCATTAACAGCTTGTCTTTCTTCTACTGTTAAGAAGAATTTCTTATATAACTGTTTATTTAATTCATTTAATACAAGACTTCGCTTTGTAGATACGAGAGCACTATCAGTGTTACTGTTTTCCTTATCCCCGATGTACATAATTTTCTGACTCTCTTCGTATACCGTATCCATCATATGTACAAAATCAAGTTTATAATTACGATATTGCTGATACTGATACCCTATTTTGGGAAACAAATCACGAAGTGTTTTCTCTACAATATTATGAATAAAGCCTACAGGAACTTCATCATTTTCAAAATCTTCTTCATCAATCTCATTAATGACTCTGTTACAAATCATTCCGTACTCATCTTGTGAAAATGTAAAATTTTCTCTCTGAGCAGATTTATTGATGGCGTTAATAATCTTCTGCTCGTTATACTTTTCCAATGTTCCGTCCTTCTTAATTACTTTCATCAAATACATCATCCTTTCTTACTTCTGAGAACTATCTTTTGTTGTCTTTGTTGTAACTCTAGTTCTTTTTGTTTTCTGCTCCATTGTATTATTCACTTCTTTTGGTTCGTCTTCTCCCAAATATTCTTCACCATCAGAATCAAACCATTCATGACTTTTATTGCTTCTAAACCCTTCCATAGTCACATCTGTACCTTTGAATGCACGAATACATTTTGCAACACCTTCAAACAATGACCAGATTGGAATCCACATTGTTGTCCCAATTGCAAAAATCACCGTTCCAAGTTGATTAAAATCCATACTTACTTTACCTCCTAATAAATCCACTTCCTCCATCTCTCACGTTTAAACATAAGTGAGAGATGTCATCGATGTTTCCATGTGTTTTCGTGTGTCCAATACTATCAATTACATATTCTTCTTCTCCTAATCTAACTGTGATGAAATCGTCAGGATACATTCCCAACTCTCTCATCAACATGCCACTCGTTCTGATCAATTTATTTATTCTTCCTCTCTCGTTTTTAAGTATTTACAAATTTCATCTACTAGATCGCCAATATCCTTGTCTTTATTATTGTAAAAAATTCTATCCGCTAGAAATTCAGCATCTTTAAAATCTTTGTTGTCTTGTTTAATTCTGCGATCAGCCTCTTCTTTCTTGTCTCCACGATTAGATAGTCTGCTTCTAATTGTTTTATTGTTTGCATATATATAAATAGCAACATGATCATCCAATTCATCTTTAATGTCTCTATATCCATCTGGAGTCAGAATTACAATTGACTTATTATCTGATCTTGATATTTCATCTAAAGGAGAACCGTAATACCAAACACCTTCTGCTGTGTCGTATTTCTTCCATTCCGCAAAATATCGTGTATTAATAAGTTGTTCAAACTCCTCTTCGGAAATAAAATTGTAATCACCTCCATCAACTTCACCTTTTCTTGCCGGTCGTGTTGTAGTCGTTACAATCTTTTTATATCCTCGTTTCACAAGCTCATTCACAATTCTGCTTTTCCCACTTGCTGTTTTCCCAAAAATTATAATTGCCATTATTCTGATTTCACCTCTGTATCTTCTATATTTAATGGTGTTTTATTAATAAATAATACTCGTCCATTATCGTCTACACACATTGCCTTATATAATGTAACTTTACATTGGTGATGTTCTGCATCCACATATCTTTCACATGTATCTTTTACAGGACAATCATTTTCTTCATGTTTACAATAATAAATTGCATCTGACATTATTCGTCCATCCCTTTTCTAATATTAGTTTTATCGCAGATTTGGTTTTCAAATCCTTTAATATATTCCTTTAGTTCCTCTTCAAATGCTTTCGTTTTATTATATTTGCACGTAAACATTTCCGGACACAGACCATTTCTATACACACATTCTTTAACCATTCTGCTTGCTGCTTCTGGCTCAAATTTAACAATTTCGTCTCTAATCATTCCAAACGCCTTCCTTGTCTCATAGCTTGCACAATTGCACAATCTCCTTCGTGATACATTAATCAATGCCTGAAAATTAAAGTAATATGTAGCACTCTGTAATGTATTTCTGTTTGGCACTTCATCATAATCATTTCTGTCACTTCTGAGCGATGATACAAACGGAACGATTCCACTAGGATCAAATGGGATGGCACCATTGGAATGACGTACTAAATGTCCATGCACAAATTGAGGTGCATCGTAAATTTTTACGATAACAGAACCAAGTCTAATTGGAGAATGCTCAGCCATTAAAAGTTTCAACTTCCAATCATGATCAGGATAAGAACCTTTGTCTTTCCCAATCGTAGTCATTGTTGCATCTTTAATCTGCTGCCACATATCTTCAGCCCATTTGATTTCTACGCGCATTTTTGATAAATCGGGTTTATTCATAAATTATTCCTCCACAATCCAAAGTTTCATATCTTCTTTAAATTTATTTTTTACATACTCATCTTCTGAATGGAGCACAACTGTGCATTCTCTTTCGAGTCCAATTCCCATAATTCCAAGAATTGATTTCGCATCGATTTGATATCTCCCACAAATATAATCAATGTCTTCTTCATAATTGTCACAAACCGTTGCAAATAGCATTGCATTTTTTACAGTATTTAATTTAATATATAACTCCATAATCAAAATTCCTTCCTATTATAATGTTGTTTCGGTATGCAGAATAACTACATACTCAACATCTCAATTAACTGTTCTTCGTTAATAATCTGAACACCCAATTCTTTTGCTTTTTTATTTTTACTGCTATTGGATTCTATATCGTTATTGATTAAAGCAAATGTGGATTTTGTTACAGAACCTGTTACTTTTCCACCGAATTTTTCAATAGCTTCTTTTACTTCATCACGATTTTTAAATTTATATACTTTTCCGGTAACAACAAATGATTTGCCATTCAAAGAATTGTTTGTTTTAGAATTGTCTTCTGATTCAAACGTCATAAGAGAAGCAAGATAATCTGCAATATTACTCATATCTTCAAACCAAGAATGAATATTGTTATTTAATACATCTCCAAAACCGTCAAGCTGCGTAAAGTTATAACACCCAACACTTGCGTCTCTGAACTTGTCCCATGCACCAAAAGCTTTAACCAATTCTTTTGACTGTGATGTCCCAATCCCAGGAATACTTAATGATGCAATAAATTTATCCAATCTTACGGTTTTGCTGTTTTCAATTGATTTTCTTAATTTGTCTACTGATTTCTTTCCAAATCCAGACATTGTAGATAGCCTATCATAATACTGGTCAAGATTGTAGATGTCTGTAATCTCTGCAATCCATCCAAGTTCAATGAGTTTCTTAATTGTTTCTTCTGACAAACCTGAGATATCCATACCTTTCTTGGAAACAAAATGAGAAACTCTTCCTAGTAGCTTGCCTTTACAGTGTGGATTAGTGCACATCAAAACTTCTGAATCATTTTCTTTTACAATTTGAGTCTCTCCGCTACATACAGGACATGTTGTAGGAATATCTACATCCACAGCATTTGCATCACAGTAAATAATCTGTGGGATAATTTCATTCTTCTTTACAACTGTTACTGTTGATCCGATAGAAATATTCAATTCTTTCATAATACTAATGTTGTGCAATGATGCTCTACTCACTGATGTTCCTGCCAAATCAACTGAATCAAAAATTGCTACTGGCGTAAGAGATCCTGTTTTCCCCATACTCCATTCAATTTCTCTCAATACAGTTTCTGCCGAATCCTCTGCGAACTTAAAAGCAATAGAGTGTTTAGGATGATGACCTGTCGTTCCAAGTGATTCACCGTATGTAATATCGTTGTACGTTGCCACTAAGCCATCAATCGGAAAGCTCTTTTCCTTTGCACGTTTTCGTAATTGTTCTACCACAATATTAATAAATTCAGCATTGCAATTTCCACGAATAGGCAAAAGCGGAACAGTGTCAAATCCCAATTCTACAGCATACTGCAATCTATTGATAAAACTACTTGACGCAATATCTGTTGGCACTTTCCACGCAATAAATTTAATATGGCGTTGTGCTGCAATTTTACTGTCTAATTGTCGTACAGATCCAGAAGCTAAATTTCTTGGATTCTTATATTTTTTGTCTTCTGGTAAAAACTTGTTGATTTTATTAAAATCGTCATATGTAATAATCGCCTCTCCTTCGATTTCAAAATGACCTTTATAATCAATCGATAACGGAATATTATCAAATACTTTTGCATTATGTGTAATCAATTCACCAATCTCTCCATCTCCGCGTGTTTCTCCTTGAACCAATTCGCCGTTTTCATACGTTAAAAGACATGTCAATCCATCCATTTTCAGACTTAAAATACAGTCTTTATCTCCAGCAAATTTTACCAAATCATCTACAGATTTTGTTTTATCTAATGACAACATCGGATGAGAGTGCTCTACTTTTTCTAATTCAGATTTCACCTCGTATCCAACGGTTTGTGTTGGCGAATTCGTGTACACGACACCAGTTTCATTTTCAAGCTCTGATAATTCATCGAATAATCTATCGTATTCTGCATCAGAAACATCAGATCTTGCTTCATTATAATAGACATCCCGATATTCATTTAGCTGCTTTACAAGCTCTTGAATTCTTTTAACCTTATACATCAAATCACTCCTTTGCATTTTTTCTTCGTTCATAATCATCCAACATGAAGTTTAATTTTGGACAAAACCCTCTATCTTCTAATGTTTGAATCACATCATCAACTTCGTATTCTGAATTTGAAGAAATAGTTTCTTCATATACAACATCAGATTTTCGTTCTCCACAAACTGTACATTCGGATACGGAAACAGCCATAATATGTTTACACTCATAATCCATTACGATTGTGTAATATTTGCCGACTTCTTTATATTCGTGATTACATTTAAAAAATTTAAACATTAAATCATCCCTTCATTTTCTGAACTTTATATGCATCTACAACGTTTTGCATTAATGTCAATCTTGTGAGTAATCCTACCCCGCCGGGTACCGGCGTAACATATGTATCATTTAAACTACTCTCAAACCCAGCATTGTTTACATCACCACATAATTTTCCATTCTCATCTCGATTAATTCCAATATCTACAACAAGTTCACAGAAATCTTGGAAGTCTGAAAAATCAAAATAGTTTGGAACTCCAACTGCAGAAAAAGCATAATCTGCATTTCTAGTGTAGTACCATGTACTCGGAGTCGTACTATTGCAGCATGTAACTGTTGCTCCTTTTTCGATTAGCATATTGGTCAATGGAAGCCCAACAATTTTACTTCTTCCAAGAACGCAACAGTCCTTTCCTTTAAACTCGAAATTGTTATATTCCATCCAGTCAATGATTCCTTTTGGCGTACATGGTTTGAAACAACTGTCTCTTCTAAATCCATCGACATCTTTTTCTGGAGGAATCAAGTGTTGTAATCGTTCTAAATTATATTTATCAGGAATTGGAAGTTGAATAATAATTCCATCCGCATCAGAATTTGCAATAACTTTAATAATACCTTCGACTTCCTTCTGTTCTGCTATATTGGAATGAATATTTACATGACGCATTTCTATTCCAATCTCATCACAATCTTTTTGTTTCCCTTTGATGTAAGAGTTTGATGCCTGATCATTGTCAATCTGTATTACAGCAAGCACAGGCTTTCTATTGAAATGTCGGATCTCTTCTTTTAATTCTCTCTACATAATCTTTGCACGATACAATATCTGTTCTCATTTTTTATTTCCTTTTCTCTCTGATTCTACTTTGTCAACCACAATCCCAAGAAGCGTCTTCAAGCAATGGATATCTTCATTTAACAAGTCATTCTGTTCTTTTAATAGATCTCTATATTCAATATAAGTATTTTTAACCTTTATGTTTGATGCAATATTTATAATTTCAATAACTGCATATATTACAACCAGCATTGATAAAACTATTGCAATAATAATTTCTGAATTCATATCTTCATTCTCCTTTTTATTTCAAAATATTATTCATCAATACACTATAGCAAATCTCATAAATCAAAAATCCTATGTTTTCCTTCTTGACAAAATTTACATATAAATTTGCCGTCTTCTGGATTCCAAGCATTCTTCTTATAAAAGCTAATTCGTTGTATTGTGAATCATAGCGATGTTCAATAATATCATCCAAAGAATTATTCTCTATTAAAAGATACGTATTTTTAATATTTATCATGCGATTTAATTCTTTAAAAAATCGTTCATCCTTTTCTTTTAAATTTCCTGCAAGTTCACCAATAGAATTTTTTCTCTCAATGCATAGCTCATCTGTAAAATAGGTATCTCTAACAAACCCAAACTCTGGACATGCCTCAATCATAAAACTATAATCTCCTGTCTTCAGAGCTTTTGCCTTATGCTTAATACCTTTTTTATCAAAATAATCCAAAATGTGTTGATTCTTTTGTTCATTTCCTGTGTGCA